AAGTGCTGCTCGATGAGCTACTGCTGGAAGCCATGCTACTGGAAGTGGATGATGATGCGATTGATGTGCTGCTGGAACTAGAGGAGCTTGATTCGATACTAGAGCTGCTTGAGCTAGAAATCGATGAGCTGGAACTGCTCCCCAAGCTGCTTGAGGTGGAGGAACTGGCAATAGAAGTGCTGCTGCTTGAGGAACTGCTTGATTCGCTACTGCTAGTTGAACTGCTTGCCCTAGATGTGCTGCTGCTACTAGAGCTGGAAATCAAACTACTACTGCTTGACGAACTTTCACTGCTGCTGCTTCTACTGCTACTGCTCTCACTGCTGCTAGTAGAGCTTGAGGCCATAGAAGTGGACAAACTACTGCTGCTGCTGCTAGACTGGCTGCTGGAAGTGCTGGAACTAGCTATAGAAGTGCTTGAAGATGAACTAGATTCACTGCTTATTACACTCGAGCTCGAGGAACTGCTTGACAGACTGCTGCTGGTGCTGCTGCTAGCGATTGAAGTGGAACTACTAGAACTGCTGCTAGATGAAAGACTACTGCTTGTCGAACTGCTGGCAATAGAGGTACTGCTAGAAGAACTACTGGACGCAAAACTACTGCTGGAACTGCTTTCACTACTAGACGTACTTGAAGAAGCCATGCTAGTGCTGCTTTCGCTGCTTGAAGAACTAGAGCTTGACAAACTACTTGAAGTAGAACTGCTTGCTATAGAGGTGGAACTGGAACTACTGCTTAAACTAGAAGAACTGCTTAACAGACTGCTACTGGAACTACTGGAGGCTATTGATGTAGAGCTTGAAGAACTGGATTCGCTGCTGGAAGTGGAGGAGCTGGCGATTGAAGTGCTACTGCTGCTGGAACTGCTGGAAGCTAGGCTACTTGAAGTTGAACTACTCGCCATTGAAGTACTGCTACTTGAAGATTGACTACTGCTACTTTCACTGCTGGAAGTTGAAGAACTAGCAATGCTAGTGGAGCTAGAACTACTACTAGAGGATGATTCACTACTAGAAGTTGAAGAACTTGCTACTGAAGTGCTGCTAGAACTGCTGCTACTGCTCGCCAAACTGCTACTGGTGCTGCTAGAGGCGATGCTGGTCGAACTGCTACTACTACTAGACGAACTTAAACTACTTGAAGTGCTGCTTGAGGCAATGCTAGTGCTCGAAGAACTACTACTCGAAGAGGATAAACTACTGCTAGTTGAAGAAGAAGCAATGCTCGTGCTACTACTGCTTGAACTTAAGGAGCTCGATGCCAAACTACTGGAAGTAGAACTGCTCGCTATTGAAGTACTGCTACTACTAGAGGAACTGCTTTCACTACTACTTGACTCGCTGCTTGAAGTGGAACTTGATGCCATTGATGTTGAAGAACTGCTACTCTGACTGCTGCTACTGGAAGACTCCAAACTACTGCTAGTTGAACTGGATGCCATTGAAGTGCTGCTACTACTGCTTTGGCTGCTGCTAGAACTGGAGGCAAGACTGCTGCTGGTGCTGGAGGAAGCAATGCTCGTTGAACTGCTGCTGCTTTCAGAACTAGAACTTCCAAAACTGCTGGAACTACTGCTTACAATACTGCTACTTGAACTGCTACTGATGACGCTACTGCTGGAACTGCTACTGATGATACTGCTGCTGGAGCTGCTGCTTACAATACTACTGCTGGAACTGCTACTGACGATAATGCTACTACTACTGGAACTGCTGCTGATGATGATACTGCTGCTGGAACTACTACTACTACTTGAAACGACAGAAGTGCTTGAGGCATAACTGCTACTTGATGTACTTGTTGCGTAGCTGCTGCTACTACTTGAGCTGCTTGATTCAAACACGTTGCATTCAGCTCCTTGATTGCAGTTTCCTCCATACGCGCATTGGTAATACTTATCAACATCAAAATCATAATGCAAAACACATTGCTCAGGATTACCATCCCATTCTCCGCAAGTTTCTGATTCAGTCCCAACGCAGGCGTTAGCTGGAATACTACTGCTTGAAGAACTGCTGGAGACTTGACTGCTGCTTGAACTGCTGCTAGCCATGCTGGTTGAACTGCTGCTGCTTGAACTGCTGCTGTCTAGTGTTGTTGTTCCTTCATAATAGGCAACAATCGCCCCTTCAGTCACATAAACGCTCTTTCCATACAAAATTGCATTCATGTAAGAATTCACGCCAATCGACCAGTTGGCAGTGTTGGCACAAGTTGATAGGTCATACAACTTATAACCCTTGAATGGAACGCTAACATATCCTGTGCTGACGTAAGCAGTAGAAGCATCACAAGTTATCCTGCCCTGCAAAGTCCAGTCTGTGCCGTTGTCAGTTACATCTGAATTGCAGACTTGGCTCATATTGTTTTTATGCCACACCTGCAAAACACCAGCAGTGCCTGTTGCATTTCTAAAAACAACCGCAACATAGCTAGGAGTAATGCAAACAGGAGAAGCAGACTGTGGTAATCCAGTGTTAATAGGCACGCCAGCAACACCCTTGTCAACAATACTGCCCGTGCTTTTATTTAAACGAGAAACAGTAGAAAGATTAATAACATAAACATAGTTTTCATCCAACGCCAGCCATTTAGTGTTCAAGTTAATTGTTAGAGGAGAAGTCCAATTCACCGTTCCATTCACCGCATAAATTTGTTTTGTTCCAGTATTGCAAGGACAGTAGACCATACCCCACCCCACGCCAGATGCAGAATCATACGCACAAAAATTGTTTGCAGTCATCGTGCAGGCAACACTCCAGTCCATACTACAATCTACCATGTCCATGCCGTAAACAGTGTTTGTATTGGCTTGGAAGACTACCTGCCCCTCGTCAGTGAAAATAGGACTATTATAAACAAAACCATTTACCAGTTCCTCTGAACCGCAGATAAAGTTGCCTGTGTGGGCGTTAATCAAAATAGTCGTATTCACATATCTCGTACCCACATAGTTGTAGCGAGTCTTAGCGACTATGCCATTGCCATAACTGCTTGTTTCACTCCCGCCCAAATTTTTTAACCAAAAACTCGTTAAACCCCCACCCGTCGTTAAATTTGCGGTAATGTTCATGCCCTGAATATTCTGCCCATCGCAAAACAACATCGTAGTAGTGCCGTCAGTAGAGGAGAGAAAAGACGAACCATAGATTTCTCCACTACCACATGACGCATTCCACAGGTTCACTAGGCTTCCTATTGCATAATTGACTGAACCCTGCCTCCAACCGTCCTTGCTCTGACTATACCAGTTTGCGGTTGTTCTGTCCCAGAAGGGGTCTATCTCCCCCACCAGTATTCCCTCTTCCAGAAACTTTATGCTGACCTTACCGCTCTGCGTTTTAGGGTAAACTACCAGCAGGAAACTCTCGTTGTTGGTTACATCCAAAACCTTATCCTCCAGTTCAACCAACTCCTCCCTCAACTTTGTTTCATATTTGTCTAACTCATACTCAAAAAAAGTACACTCATTTTTGTCTATATTAATACACAACCGTTCCGTTTCGTTGCAGTAGTATTTCATATCCTGCGTGTAATTCACCCATCCGTTCTCACACTTCTCCTTCTTTTCCTTTATCTTAAAAGTTGGCATCTGCCACTCTACACTGCGATACTTGTGCAAACTCCAGTCGCCATCGGCTAAGTCCGTTTCAATCTTGATGTTTTTCGTATTGTTTGAAAAAAACAACAAAGGAAACTTACAAGACATATCACACGTTGTTGTGTTTAGGATATAAACCAACAAGTTGGTTTCGTTCACAGTAGTAATGTTGCTACCAACATAAGTCTCGTTGTTTATCTTAATCGGTTTGACTTCCTTTTTTACTACAAAAGGGGCTGCAGTGGTAGTAGTTGTCGTAGAGGGAGGGAAAACGCAACCAAGAGTTAAAACTAATACAATAAATAACAGACACAGGCCAGACAGCTCCCTGCTGCGTTTCACTTCAGACTTGGCTGCCCCTTCGAACGAACAGCACTATTTTACCCGCCGTCTGAGACGCGCACGTGAACAGCACGTCCTCGGGGAATATGTTCTCGCTCTTGCAGAGAGCCGCTATATTTGCATATGTGTCGTCTGTGTACCACACCGGAGTTGATGTTTTTGTGAAAGCCATTTTTATTCACCCTTCTTCTTCTTCTTTGCGGCAGCGGGTTCCGTTGCAACAGCGGGTTCCGCAACCGCAACGCCCTGGACTTCCTCCAGGGAATACGCCTTTACGGCATCGATGCCCTCCACTTCGACGTCAGGCATCTTCGTGCTCTTCCATCCAGTCGCTGTGAAAGGCAGCTTCACCTTCTTGGTGTCTCCGCCTACCATTTTGGCCACAGCATCAGAAATGCTGCACGGCCCCTTTATCGTTATCGGTCCTTTAATTGTCGCCATCTTATACACCTCAATATCCTACATTGCCTCTTGTTTTGCTCTTCCATGTTTGGGGATAGTGCCTGCAACAGACTCTCGAGTCCACGCAGATTTCATACCCAAGCCTCTTAACGTCTGTGCTGAAGAACATGTCCTCAGTCCCGTCCAAATCCTTTTCGTATCTCCACTTCCAGTTGTCTTCCATCAGCTTTCTGGAGGCTAGGAAGCAGCCAGTGCCTATGGCAATGGGCTTTATGTCCTTATCCTCCCAGGTTATCAGCCTAGACGGGAACAACTCCTCGTTCATTACTGTCTTGCCGAAATTGTGCATCTTCATGCCAAAAGTTTCATCATCCATATATTTATAGAAGACCGGCTCGTACCTAGTTTCGTTGTCTCTTGACACAGTGGTCCAATAGACTCCGGAAACCAAATCCCTGCCGTCATTCAGCAGGGTTTCTATGCCGTTCTCAGGGATGAGAATATCGCTGTCGATCCACATGGCGTGAGAATAATCCTTCCTCTTGATGAACTCGTCCTTCAATGCCTCCCTTGTGTTGCACAAGCACTGCCTGATGTCCAGCTTTTCCCCCCTGGCAAACGAGTCCAATGTCTTTTTCACCCTTATCACCTCGTATCCGAGAGCCTTGATCTCCTCTGCGTGCTTTCCGCCGTCGTTGCTGTCATCGGACACCAGCACATCATGCTTCTTTTTTATGTTCTCCAAATGCGCAAAAAACTTTCCGGCGCAATACTGTTTGTTCCTGTTGGTCGGCACTAAGACCAGCACCTTGTTTTCCATCTCTTCAGCCTCTTCAATCTCAAAAAAATTATAAGGAGGGGTTTCCCCCTCCAAATCTACTTTATGTAAACGTGCTTAGGCATGGGATGTAGTAGGTTGTAGAACCCGCCTGTATCCTTATCACACCAGTGCAGTTGTCTATCGCGCAGTCCGTGGACACGTTCGTCTGGAAGACACCAGCGTTTGTCGCTATGCCGGTTATCTTCACCGCGAACGCATTCGCGCCTGTGCTCGCCACATCAATGTGCAAGCCTACAGCATTGCCATCGGTCTCGTTGTGGTCTATCTGCAATGCCGTGCCTGTGTTGCCGTCTGCGATGTCAATCTCCTGGCCAAGCCCTGCAGCAGCGGCTATCTCAACCAATGTTCCAGTCCTAGCACTTTCAACATAGATGCATTGAGTGGTTCCCGTGCTCTCATCGTCTACATGCAGGTTGTAACTGCACGAAGCATGGGTGCTGTCCTGGTTGACGAAAATGCCCTTGCCGTTCGCAGTATTGGTTGCATTCTGAAGCACTACAAGCGGCGCTCCTACGCCCTCGCTGATGACATACAACACTGTATCTGTCCTCTTGCTCGCTATCTGCACGCAAGTGCTGCTATTACCAGTGCTTTCATCGTCAATTTCCAATCCAATGCCTATATTGCCAGTGCTGTTAAGATCTATCAAAAGCCCGGCTCCCGTGGCTCCTGCCGCGGTGCTTGTGCCCTCAATCTCCATAATGGTTGAAGCGCTGTTGGTGGCGCTGTCTGAAACCTTCATTGTCGCGCCCGTCCCGGCGTTTGCGATGTCCACCATGTTCCCTGAAGCGGAAGTCGCATCGACATCTATATTCGCATTAACGTCCATGTTCGCATTGAACGTGGACAATCCATTGACAGTGAGCGTGTCGGTCGAAGCATCCCCGAATGTTATGCTGCCTCCTATGGTCATAGCATTCGATATGATAATGTCTTTGGCCTTCAACGTCCCGTCATGCCATGTCACCTTATCATCTATTGCCATTTTTTTTCCTCCTTTTTGGTTTCATCCCCTTAAAATTCCACAAAAATAAGGGGGCTGATAATCTCCGCAGGATTAGCCCTGCGGAGTCTCACCAGCAAAGATTTAAACATCTGTGACAGCCAGCTTCACTATAGCGTCAGGCTGCACTGCTGCAGAGGCATAAGCCATCTCCAGCGTAATCCTCTTCTTCATCCCGCTTGGCCAGTCGAAGGCGTTTATTCTGGGCTTCAATCCCCAGACTAACGCGCCCGCAACACCAGACTTCAACATGAAGCAAGTGTGCACATTTGTGTCGACCTGGCATGTGCTGCCCTGGTGCGTGAATGTTCCGGCAGAGGCAACACTTGGAGTCTTGGTTGTGCAAAGCACTTTCACTCCCAGATACTGCCCTATCTCTCCGTTCATCACGACCTCGTTTCCGCCGTATTCCGCAGCGTTCACGAACTGGCCGCTGTTCCTTAAAGCCTCCTTCTGCTCAGGAGCGATGTAAAGATACAACGGGCTGTCGTGCAGTTCCCACGGGTTCTTGCTTACGGCGCTTCTGGTCCATGCGTTGCTGTTCCAGTAGTATCCTACATTAGACTCGATCAGGCGCTCCGCCTTGTTGATCATTGATGTGGTCAACACATCGCCATCATCAAGGTTGTTGTTGGCGTCTGTCGCGTCTCCGCCGAATATGGTCTGCATTCCCCACACAGTGTTGCTCATCGCGGTTGCGTCATCCAAGGTTGTCGTGACGTTGTCCTCAATAAGATCGCTCATCTTGTATGCAAGCTCCTCCCGGCAATATGCGACCATTGGTATCGCGTTGGTCCTCACCGCCAGGTTTGTCAGCTCAAAACCGTAGCTTGCGTCTGCTGGTGTAATCTGAACGCCGTCTGTAGTGCCTAACGCAGTCCATGTTATATTGGTGTTCACACCATATTCCGCAGCACTTGTCTCCCAGCTGCTTTGGTACTTCTTCCTCTTCGGTATTATGAGCATGTTCTGACCTTCAGCCAAAGTGAACTGGTCGAATGCCTGGGTGTAGACGTGCCTAGCCTTGGCTGCGTCAACAACCTTCTTCGCCCAGATCGCAGGCAGAAGCTCATAAGTGCTCAATGCATCTCCTTGAACCGCAGCCTGGTTTGTAATCGTGGCCGCAAGCTCGAAGTTTCTGTACTTGCTTATTTTTGGATTCTCTCTCAAATCCAACATAAAGGTTCCTATCTTGTTTCCATCCATTCTATGTTTCCTCCTATATAAATTTGGCAGGAGGCAGTCCGTCCTTCCTTCTCATCCAGTTGAGCATCTCGACATCCGCATCCCTGACGGTGTCCCCTCCGGACATCTGCGTCTTGTCTTCGGTGACGACATGCGTCTCCGCTACCGGAGCTTCTTTGGCTGGTTCAGGAGGCTTCGCTTTCTCTGCCACAATCTTTTCCTGTTCCATCCTGTCCATCTTGGCCTTCAATTCGTCGCGCTCCCTCCTTATCGCATCGACCTCAGCCGCCTTGGCAGTCTCTTCATCCTTCTTCAAAGCTTCAGCCGCTTTCTTTTCAGCCTCCTCAGCCATCTTCTTGGCGACCACATCAGCCACCCTTGCATAGTCAATCTGTTCCTTAACTTCTTCAGCCATTTTTAAACACACCTCTTTCTCTTTGGCTTTCTCTTCAGACATCTCAACATCCTCAAAACCAGAGGTGTCAATGCCATAAGATTTTGCCTTGTTTATTATTTTTGATTTTGCACCAGACTTTTCAGAATCAGACTTGAAGTCCGTCTGGTTGAACCTCGCCATAGCATTCCTCACATGCGCCTCGTCGAATACCGGCAGGGCGCTGTCGCTCGGCGGATCCCTCGGGCACGCATAAAAGTCCTCAGGAGACATGCCCAGCTCCTTCCTCTTGGCCTCCATGCCAGTAACCTTCTCCAAATCCATCTTATCATCCTCGCTTAACGCAAAAACAGGCAGCACATCGCCAGTGTCCAACGACGAATTCAGGAAGGTCATCCTGCAGGCTGGCTCGTAGACTAACGAAAAGTTCTCAAAAAAGCCGCCGACGACCTCGTTCTTGCTGTTCAACCTGCCCCGTATCTTTGGCGAGACGCCGAACTTCGCGCCCAGCTCCAGTTTGAGCGCGCTTATCGGATCGACGACATTTAGGTCGCCCAGGATGTAGCCTGTTGTGCGGTCCTGCGACAGGTTGGTGACGTAGCCTATCCACTCTTTGGCGACAGAATCCATGTGATCCAAAAACAATGCCGTGTTCCTGTCGTTCCAGGCGGTCCTTGAGAACGCCTGCACCAGTTCGTCTTTGGTGTAATTGTTCTGGTTCCAAAAGCCAGGGGCCATAAGAATCCTGTTTCTGATGACATACGGCACCTTGACGTCATTCAATGATATCTGTTTTTTTTCCAGAAGTAATGCTGTGTCGGACATACATTATGTAATATGTCTGTCGTGATTTATATATACAACCCTATTCTTTCTGGAGTTCGCGCAGTTCCTGCTCGGATTTTTTTTCGATAGTCGCGCAGATTTTGGCAGCGATTTCCTCGCCATAAGGCTTCCCCGTTTTCGGGTTGATCCTCCTGCTTATGTCGTTGACGCAGGCCTGGAAGTCCTCCCATTTTCCAAACGGCATTATTCCCCCCTCCGCTTTATGTAGTTGTAAACCGTCTGCCAGTGGCAGCCAATCTGGTCTGCAACATCCTTCTTCGAAATCCCCTGATCAACAAGCTGGAACAGCTCCTCCTTCTGTTGTTTGTTAAGCTCTTTAGGTTTCATCATCAAACATCCCCGCTGAATACAGCAGCTTCAGCAGCTTCCTCTTTCCCATCGGGACAACATCAGCCCTGGCATTTGCGGCGATGTGCCCAAACCTCTTCACCAATGTAATGGTCCTGATGTCCACAAGGCCATGCTTTGATATTGCACAATACATCCCAGCGTTCAAGGCCCCCGAATTTGATATGGCGGCAGATGCATCATAATTCAACATCCTGCTTCTAAATAACATAGCCCGCGAGTCAGCCGACAACTGGCCGCGCCTTGAAATCCAACATCTGGCATCGAGTCCAACAACACCCTTCACGCGTTTTGGGCGCTTTCTCAAAAGACCGAACACGGCCTCGCCCAAACCCCACCCCCAAGTCGTGATGCTGCCGGATCCAAACCCCCATGTCGTTATCATACTCCCCTGCTTCTCCTGGCTGGAGCGGAGTTCGGCAGGCTGATGGGAGCCCCATTCTTGTCTGACACATTGAACGTGAGAAGCGGCGTCGTATTGTCATCGTCGTACAGGATCCAATTGGAGCCGCTGCCATCACTAAGCGTCAATTTGTTCCTCAGGATCTTCTTGATCAGAGTGACGTCCGCATTGATGTCGGCGTCAGTCCCGATCGTGCCGAAAGTGTACCTGTCCACATTGGGCAGTGTGTTTCCTCCGTCGCATCTCACAACGTATTCCGTGTCCGTGTCTGCGGCGTAGGAGTATTTGTAGATGCCTCCCGCTATCTCGCTCATGTTCTGCTCATCAACAACCTTTGTGCTGTCCGACGCCTTCCAGATGCTGATGGTCGGAGTCAGCCCTGTTGCCGGAACTCCACTGTTGGTGAACCACGCTATTATAGTCTCAGCCATCCTTTTCTTCTTTCATTGGTTTGCCCAAAGCCTGCATCAGCCCGATGATCACAAGAGCGTCGGCGCCTTTTATATTGGCCGCGCCTATTATCATCCTAAGCTGCTGCGCCTGTTCGTCGCTAAGTTCGTACAACATCTACATCCCCTCTTTTTCAACCTTCTTCTTTCTTTCTTCCCACACCTTCCTTTCAGCAGTGAGAAGTTCAATCTGCTCAGTCAGATTGAATATCGCATCATTTATCCTGTCCTCAGTGTATTCTGTAGTCACCTGGACGGTCTCCGTTATCTTTTTCTTTGGTTTGTCTGTCCCCCCTAAATCATATCCTGGTTTTGGCATTCTCATCACCTCAGTCGGTTAAGTCAGTGGCAGTTATAACACCGTTGATGGTTTCAATCCGGTAATATTTGCCGTTCGTTGTGTCTTTTAATATCAAACCCTTCCACGCATAAGGCGTGTCGTCATCATTCTTGCCTAGATAATATGTGTTATCAGTAGAAGGGTAGATGTTTCCTTCTACATTTAATTTACCTCCTGCCGATGTAGCAGTTCCGATATTGACTACATCGGTCCCTGCATCCACAAAGACAAGGTTAGCGTTAGTATCCCCTTCAATCCTAAAATCCTGGTCTGCCCCTGTATCGTTAAATATCGTCGCATCAGCAGAAGTATCAAACCTTAATACTTCCCTTGCTGTATTAAAACTGCTTCCGCTACCGCCAGCAGGGTAAGTATAAAAAACTATATCAGCACCTGAACCTGTCCCTGTGCCGCCCGAAGCATAGACTGACAGATTGGCACTTGAAGTAACATTAGTCCCAAAGCGATTACACACGCCTAAAGTCATAGCGGTAGGATTGGTATTCTCCATACCGCCTATCCAATATTTAGTGGTGGCGTCAACACCGCCCAATACGAAGTGTCCACCTGAAATTACCTGTGCGTAAGGGCCGAGTGCTACGCCGTAGGAATCATTTGACTCTGTTGCCCCTAAAGAGCCGTCTGCGGTGTTATCGGTATAAGTTGTGGTAGTATTATCGTTTATCGTGGTAAGGAGTTTAAAGGTAAGCCCGCCTGCGGTAGTCCTATAAATCTTCCTCGCTGTGCAACTAAAACCCCTTGTGTAAGTTGGTATGCTTGATAGAGCAACCTGTCCATCGGTAGAAGCGTCCGTAACCGTAACTGTTGGCTCTTGTGTGCAGGGCTGGGTTTCCCCTACATCAAGCACGAAAGATACTTTGTAGTAATATTTGCCATTTGAGAGGTTGCCCGCCCCTAAACCTGCGAGTGCTACTGTCGGGCCTGTTGAGGGATAACTGAACGAATCAGAGAAATATCCTGCAAAGAGAAACCCCGTGCCTACTTGATAATTCTCTGCTGCCCTTGAGCCTATCGCTCCTGAATAATTTATCCTTCTTGCCTTTGAGAAAGTATTATAACCTATACAGTCTGAATAAGTGTTTGTCCCGTAGAATACGTCGTCTCCATAAAGAGCCTGCGAACCAACTGCGGTATTAACTTGACCTTCCTCGTAATACAAACTATTAACTCCTACCCCTGTATTGCTTCCGCCTGTAGTTCTTGCCGCAAAACCGCTACTTCCGCCTATGTACGTATCATAATTACCAGACGTATGATTTTTTCCAGCACTGTTGCCTATTGCTGTTAAGTAGTTACCCCTATTATTTATGCCTGCGTCATATCCTATATAAGCATTGACATTATCTACAAAGAAGCATTTTTGAGTATCGTTAAGTATCCAGCCAGATGAGGTATTGTTAGAAGTTCCAGGCACGGTCGTTGAGGATAACGAAGCGTCTGCGGTATTGTCTGTATAAGTCGTTGTAGTATTATCCCCTATCTGCGTAAGGTAATAAAGCGGCGTAGCTGTTCCTGCCTTTGAGCGGTAGATATTCCTTGCAGTTACCAGAGCGTTGCTTGAAGTGGGGATACTTGTTATAGAAACTCGTCCGTCTACTGTTTTATCAACAACGGTTACTGCGACAGTATTTGCTCCGCTTGTTTCGCCCACTGCGGTTACGAAAGTTACCGTATAGGTATGAGCACCATTATCTACATTGCCAGCACCAGCTCCTGCTAAAGCGACTGTTGGAGCAGAAGCGTTTGAGAGCGAGTTAAGTCTTATATTACCTTCTGCTACATAGTTGCCGCCTGTGGTTAAGGTATCGGTTGAAGCGGTGTAAGTAAGTCCTGCGTCGCTTGTCAGGTTGCTTGCCGATGTCCAATAAGCCATACGATTGGCCGCACCAGAACCCGTAACAGTTCCAGAGCCACCGCCAGCCCTTCCTACTTCGTGCCAGACAGTGCCTTTCTTAACAAGCACTACTGCGTCATTAGCGGCAAAAGTCCAGTTGGTGTCGCCTGTTAAGTTAATTTTGGTAACATCATGGACTAAAGTGGTGTTAGCATCTCCAAAGACTATGTAAATCCATTGACCAGCGTTGCCATCGTCAAAGTTAGTTATTGAGGTTGCACCAGCGTTAGCGGTAAGGAAAGTATTTGAACCAGAGACCGAAGGTGTAGTATCGGCGTTAGTAAAGGTTACAACAGAGGTATTATAAAAAAGGTCTGCTTTAAGAGGCCCTGCTAAAGTCAAAAGGTCGGTCGTGTCATTAAAGGTAAAGTCTGCGGATGCTCCGAATACCCCTGCGTTATTAAACTGAACTTGGGTATCGGCTCCTGCTGTTCCAGTAAAAGGCGTCCAACTGCCGCCAGAGTTCTTAAACTCCATAGCCCCAGCGTTGTCTCTAAAGCCATAGCCAGAAGTGCCATCGGTATCTCCCCAGTTGACATAACCAGAAGCATCAAGCCCGATATTACCAGCAACATCTAACTTATGGTCAGGAGTAGAATCACCTATTCCAATCTTATCCGCAGAAGCATCCAAGAAGAAAAGGTTGGCATCGGTGTCTCCTTCCATCCTTACATCTGCGGTAGATCTTCCGCCTTCATTTATTACCACTGTCCCAGTTGAATCAATGGTCATTCTATTAAGAGAAGAATTAGAACCACTTGGAGCAGTAAGAAACATCAGCTTACCTGGGGTAGAACCAGAGCTTACTGTGCCATCTACCTGACCTCTAATTTGAGCACCATCATAGAAATCTGTCGCTCCGTTGCCATCCCACGCCTGGAAGTATAGCGCACCCAATATATCTCCATCTTGTGGGACTGCTTTTGTAGTAAGTGTTCCTCTATGCCTCCAGAAATTGATGCCTGGACCATTGGAGTTAGAATCATTTGCTATATGAAACACTAACAGAGCTGTTGAGGTTGACTCATCCTTAAAGACGTGTAATCTCCTTGCTGGGTCTGCTATACCTATGCCTATAGCATCGGCGGATGAGTCTGTAAAAAATAGATAAGGTTCGGTGTCTCCTTCTATGCGGACATCGGCAGTGGAAATTCCTCCGTCATTTAAAACTACTGAACCACCATTACCTATCTTCATTCTTGAAACAGGCGTAACTGAACCATCGGGCGTAGTCCAAAATGTTAATGCCCCCGGCATATCAGAAGAACCTGGCGTTCCATCAACTACTCCTCTTATCCTCGCTGCAGCCCTAAAAGCACCGCCATCATAAGCAGAATAAGTATGGTCTCCTATGACATCAGCATCTGCTACTATCGTGGGAATGGCAACTGTTCCTCTTGCCGCACGATAAAAAGTGGACGAAGCATATGTGCCGTCAGAATAAGTGTTCATACCCAATGAACAGGAAGCGTCTTGCTTGACTAAATGAAGCGGACTTGTAGTGGGAGAAGAAGTGCCTATTCCTACATCATCAGTGGAAGTGGTAAGCCTGACTACAGTGCCGTCATCAGTCCATCCTGATCCGCCAAAGGATCCGCGATTTGTTTCAATCACTTTATGAGATAGTCATACTTGACGTTGATTGAGAATCTGATCGGCTTCATCCTGAAAAGAGAAGGAGAGATTGAAATCAAAATCTTTTTGGAATCCTTTGCTGGCACCTCCACTTCAGCGGCCTTTGTCCTGACATCATCATCGCCTGAAACGGAAACGTATGCGTTTATCGGATAGGAAATGCTGTTCTTCAGGATGATCGGCAACTCCTTTGTCCTGCCAGCCTCTACAATACCCACATCAATGTCGCCCGTGATAAGGTTTCCCTTCTCGTCATGGAGTGTCAGTTCCGTCATCAGATTCACCCAACAATCTCATCATAAGCTCCTGCTTCTTCTTCTTCAAATCGATGTCTATTGACATCTCCTCCTTTTGCTTGGCCAGTTCTCTTAACATCTCCTGCTCCTGGTGGAAGAGCTTGGACTCCATCTTCTCGCTCAGCTTTTTCTCAACCTCGTCGATTTTCTTTTCAACAACCTTCGCGTCTTGGGACTTCATCGGCAGATGCTCCAGGTTCCTTATGAAAGCCTCTATCCCATCGTCAGGAGTTATGGCGGCGACCTGCACGTACTGGCAAATCCTCTGCGCCTTAGAATCCATGTCATCCAAAGAGACTTCCTCCCACAGCATTTTGGGTACAGAGTTGAATCCGTTCTCCTCGGCATATCTTTTGAAAATCATCTCGTGTGTTATCTGCGAGATGACATGCTGCATCATCTTTATCTTTCTCATGAACATCAGGTTCTGCTTGTCCAATGTGGATTTGTTAAGGCCCTCTCCGGCCCCGAGGACGAAAGCCCTGGGAACGCCCATGCCCGCTATTATAAGATCGTCGAAGTATTCAAGATGCTGGGAAAGCTGCATGGCCTTCTTGGACTCAAGGACTTCAACGCGGTAGTAGTAGGGGACGACAAACTCAGTCTTCTCATTCAGGTTCCTCACCAGGTCGACAACATGGTCTATCTCTTCCATGGTCGGCTCGTGATTGGTGTCGCCAACATAGGTGACAGTGATGGGGAAGCCGTGCCTGACAATGTACTGGGCCAGGCCTTTTCTGAAAGTGTTGCTGGACTTCACGACATCATAGACCGGCTCTATCAAGCCGACTCCATCAAAGTCGTTGCTTGAAGTGTAAAGAGGATATAAAGCAATCTTTTCCTTAGGGATTTCAATGCCTCTTGTTTCCCCGCCCTCCCACGGACTGGTCTGCGTCTTGATCTCCTTCTTGGTGTTTTGGGAGGCATCAAAAGGCAGGTATTGAAAATAAGAAGAAGGACCACCGTTGACGGGATCATAAATTATGTTACCGTAAAAGTCGCGCCTGAAATCCATGGTCTTCGGATCAACTGTAGCGACGTCGATAAGCTTTCCGGACTTGTTGCCGCTCCGCAATTCAAGCCATGCCTTGCCGTAGACTCCCATGCGCGAGACGATGTTTACCAACTTGGTCTGCCAGTCAATCTGATCCAAGAATCTGTTGAGATCATCTATGTCGTCCTGCTCTCCGCTCAGGTAGTAGTTGGTTGAAAGAAAGACATTGATGTAAGCATTGACGGCATTGAAGACGATCGGATGGCGGAGATATGATTTCTCCAATTCCATTGGATTGACTCTGATCGCCTTGCTTGTGACCTCCTGCGTCTCACGGGAGCCCGGCATCGCAAGAGGATTGTTCTTGTACTTTGCCAGGCCGAAAATTCGCAGGGTTTCGTCTATCATCGCGGAGAGTTAATCAAATTATTATTTGTTGAAACGCTATTTAAATATACAACCATTCATACGGCCCTCATATAGGCCATGAACTTCCTCTGCTGGTCGGCTGACCAAGCGGCCATCGCAAGCGCCATGACTGTGTCGTCGTGCTTTCCGATGGACATGTAAGTCCTCTGGTTGGATCTGGTGGTTGACAATATAAATTTAGAGAGCTCGCTGATTAAAGTGTCGGTCTGCCTTATGGTCTCGGCGTCATTCTCATCCCTAGGAATGACAATCCTGCCGTTCTCAAACAATCTCAGAAGATTATTTATCATGGTATTCCTAGCTTCAGGATGAAAGTCAACGCCTTCGGCAGGGACATGGCGCTCGGTCTTCAAGGCGTTTATTAGGATGTCGCCGTACAGAGAGCGGTCTATAGAACATTTCACCGCATTGTAGGTTTTGTAAAGATTCTCAACGGCATCCACCTGGGTGGCGTACTCGGAGCCGCCTCTTCCACGGGAACGCTGTATGTCCGTTATCAATAGCCTTCCATCTGGAGCTTTGGCGAGCACGAGATGCACAATGTAGTCGCCCTGCGGGCTCAACGCGAGGTCGCTCCCGATGAAATATATGTGGTCCGCGAGAGGGGATGAACGCAAACGCTGAGACAGATCGAACGCTTTTACTATCAGTTTGGGGGGAAACGCCTGCGTGCCCTCATCAACCATCTCGCACATGTACTCGCGCATGAACTGTATCGATCCGTCGTTCTCCTTCACCTTGACAAGATGGTCTTTAGGGTATTTGACTGGCCATAATGGAGAGCCGTCCTCCAATACCGCCTGATATTTCTTGAAAACATAGGTAGAGTCGTCGTGCTCGGACTTCAGCTTCAGCTCGTAGAGAAGGTCCAGTTCGCTTTCCGGAGTGCCGATGACCATGATGTGGCCCTTCCTGGCGATGACTGTCGGACAGATTGCCCTGAAGAATATGTCGTGGTCCTTAAAGAGGGATGCCTCGTCGCACAGGACAAAATCATAAGTGCCTCCTTTGATGTTGTAGCGGTATGGGCGGCACAAGATGGTGCAGTCCTTGTTGGTGACTATCTTTGTCCTAGTCCACGCCATCTCGCCGCGATGCGAAGGGCGCATTAGATGAAGGAGCTCGTTGTCGAAGATGTGATGGCGGATCTCCTCGATGATGTGGGTGGAGTGGTCCATCACATTGGAGACTATAAGGAAGGACTTGTTCTTGCCGAAAAAGGAAATCCACAACGGGAAGACGATGGCCAGCACGGTTGTTTTGCCGTGCTGCCTCGGAGCCATGACGCAACTCCGGTCGTGGCGGAGATACATGCCCACCCACTCCTCATGAAACCACTCGATAGTGAATCCAAACACCCTTTCAGCCCACAGCTTGTAGGCTGCGATCTTTTCCTCTACAGTGTTTTTGGTGTTCGGATTGCACTTCTCAAGGAACGTCTTGATGTTCTCCCCTTCAGGGAGGATGTCCCTTATCCTCCTGTCGAATTCCCTATTTTCTTCCACTCTTCAGTTTAAAACTCTGCATGCTTCCTGCAGTAAATTCCTTACTGGCTGGAAAGTAGCCTTCAGCCGTCGCGCTCAGCGAGTATTTTCCCTGAGGCACCGTTGGAAACAAATACTCGCCCTTGTAATCTGTGGAGGCGGACATGGTTTTGCTGCTGTCCAGATTCACCATGTCCATTTTGCAGCCTTTTATGACAGCTTCCGTATCGGAGACTGTGCCGTAAACCACATAATCGGCTTCGCTGCTGTTCTTCTTTAGCACGAAGTCTATCTTTATCTTGTTCTGTGGGGGCTGGGAACCGCTTGGGACATAAGGTTTTATGCTCATGCCGTTCATGGCACTCAACAAATCATGGTGGATTGTGGTGGTGTTGGAACCTGCAAAGAGATAGGTGGCGGGATGGCGGTTGACATCGCGCATTAGGTTTTCCCTCACAGCCTCTCCTTCAACAAGCTTTCCGCACCAGGAGCCGGAGTCTCCTCCAGCAGACATCACGCCCGTTATAAGACATTCTTTGTGGGTTATGGTGCCGTCGTTCCCGTAATTAACGGAGACAGTGGCTCCGACAGAAACCACTTTGGCCGAAGACAAGTTGGTGGTTCTGGTGATCGGCTTCCAAAGAGTGTCTCCCGGCTTCATGTCGGCGCTTGAGACGGGCTCGAGCCAGGGAAGATCCATGTCGTATATCAAAGGCTCTTTAAAAAGGTCTGGCTTGTCGGCCAAGATGAAGGCGAAGTCGTTGTAGGCGGCATAGCCCTGCGGGGTGATGTAGGCTTTTCTGACATAGCCGACGTAGTCTTCAGGATATTTGCCAGAATCTATTTTTCCTGGTTGGACGCACTTCCTCTCCTGCGCTGAAAGATCTTTCCTAATGGACTCGCAGGCCACATGGGAATTGGTGCACCATCCGGTGCCTTCCTCAAACTGCGCGGGACCGCCAGGAGTTCCTGCGGTGATGGTGATGTTGCCGATGCTAGGGCCGCACTTCAGGGGCCGAAAGCGTTTGGTCACTCCAAGGGCCTTTATCTCTCCTATCTCTATGACATCGGTTTCCACTCCATTCAAAGCGGAGGGGACGACTTCATCGGGCTTCAGGTCCTTCTTAGGCTTTTTCTTTTTAACTAGAATTACATGGGCA